CGCGTGCTGCGCCCCTTACCCCACCACGCCACCCCATGGACTGGACTGCACTACAGGCCCGCACCACCGCAGCCTGCCTGGCTGCTTTTGGAGCATCTGCCAGTGCGCCCATCACCCTCGGTGGTGTGGTGGTGCAAGCCGTGTGGGAAGACGACTACACCCGCGCCAGCGCAGGCAGCCTAGGCATGGACACCAGCAGCCCCGCGCTGCTGCTGGCCACCAGCCTGGTGCCCACCGCCTATGAGGGTGTGCCCGTCACCCGCCTTGGTGTCAGCTACACCGCCGCCCACCACCAGCCAGACGGGCAGGGCCTGTCTGTGTTGTTTCTTGAGCGCGCCCCATGACCACCCGCACCGCCCAAATCGTAGGCGCCCTGGTGGCCCTGTTGCAAGCTGGCACGCCGGTTGCGCAGGCTATTTTTCGTGCGCGGGTGCGGCCCTTGTCGGCAGACACGGCCAGCGCCGTCGTGGTGCGCGTGCAAACCACCACCATCACGCCCAGCGTTATTGCGGGTGGCCCCATGGACATCACCACGCAAATTGCCATCGAATGCTACGTGCGCAGCCGCACCGGCACCGACCCCGATGTTGCGGTGGACGCACTGCTCTCAGCCACCTATGCCCGCGTGCTAGCCGACACCACCTTAGGCGGCCTGGCCACCGATGTGCTGCCCCAGGCCATCAGCTACGACTTTGACGCCGACGGCGAGCAAACCACCTGCGCCACCCTCACCCTTGATGTGCTGCACCGCAGCCAAAACCCAACCCTGGACTAACACCACCATGCCACGCTACGAACGCAACACCCTTGTCCTCGCCAAAGTAGAGACCACCTCCGGCACCGACGCCACGCCCACCGGCGCGGCCAACGCCATTTTGGTCAAGCAATACACCGCCCCGTCCTACGTGGCCAGCAACATCGACCGCGACCTGGTGCGCGGCTACTTTGGCGCGTCTGAGCAACTGGTAGGCACCGCCTACGCCACTTGCAGCCTCACCGCAGAGCTTGCAGGCAGCGGCACCGCAGGCACTGCGCCCGCCTGGTCGCCTTTGCTGCAAGCCTGTGGCTTTGCCGAGGCGCTGCTCACCACTCCTTCGCGCGTGGAATACAGCCCCATTTCGTCCGGCCAAAAAACCATCACCAAATACTGGCACGACGACGGTGTGCGCCACGTGCTCACCGGCACCATTGGCACCGTCAAAATTAGCGCCAAAGTCGGTGGCACCCTGGAGGGCCAGTTCGACTTCATGGGCGTCTACAACACCATCACCGCCACGGCCAACCCCTCGGGCACCTTTACCGCTTGGAAAGTGCCCCCCGCACTCACCAAGGCCAACGTAGTTGACATCACCCTTGGCGCCACCTACGCCACCGGCGTGCTCACCGGCGGCACCGTGTACCCCAGCACCGGCCTCACGCTTGACCTGGGCAACAAAAACCAGTTCACCCCCTTGCTTTCCACCGAAAGCATGGACATTACCGACCGCGACATTGTGGGCTCCGCAGAGTTTGACCTCACCGCCGCGCAAGAGGTCAGCTTCATGGCCAACGTGGTGTCCAACACCACCCAGTCGCTGGCCATGACCATCGGCACCGTGGCGGGCAACAAGGTCATCCTCTACGCGCCTTCGGTGCAAATGATCAACCCCAAAAAGAGCAGCCTCAACGGCCGGCGCACCGTGTCCTACGACCTGCGCCTGTTGCCCGTCAGCGGCAATGACGAACTCAAAATCATTTTGCTGTAAGGGGCTGTGCACATGTTTCAAATTGATCCCAAACCTTTTAAAGCCACCGTCACCATCGTTGATCTCAGTGGCGAACAAAAGCCGCTGAGCTTGTACTTCAAGCCTCGCCCTTGCAGCACTGTTCAGGCTTTTTTTGAGGCTTGCAAAGGCAAGCCGTTGGACGAGGTATTCGCAGACCTCATCGCCAGCGTGGACGAATCCGAAAAACCCGAGGGCCAAACCGACGCCGAATTTTTGATTGCCCTGGTGGACAACTATCCGCTGGCCCTGGGCAACATCACCGACGCCTATGTGCAAGAGCTATTCCAAGGCCGCCAAAAAAACTAGCGCAGGCAGCGCGGGCCTTGGTGCTGGGCGTGGACGACACCCGCCACGTCAACCAGTCCCTCGCTGCCGCTGGTTTGCAGCCTGATCAACCACTCCAACCCGAGGTAATCACCCTATGGCCCGACAACTGGTTACCCGTCCAAGCCGCCTTGCGCCTGCGCGGGCAATACGTCTTGGCCCCGTCCGGCTACTGCCTGGGCTACCGGCTTGAGGCCATCGAGTCCATTACTCGCGCCATGCATATCCCCCGCGCCGACCGCCTGGCCTTTGTAGACGACCTCATCTACATCGGCCACCAAGTCGCCACACACCTTAACGACCAACTGCAATAAGCCATGGCCAACGAATACGCAATCCGGGTCCCGATCACTGGCGACACAGTCGACCTTGACGCGGCCCTCGGTCGCGCGCAAAAATCCATTGCAGAGTTTGGCCGCAGTGGCTCTGCAGCCGTGCGCGTCTACAACGACGCCATCAAAACGCTCCCAGACGGCATAGGCCGCGCCACCGCAGCCATTCAGGCACTTACAAATAGCTACGACCCCTTGGGCACCAAGCTGCGCACCTTGAAAGAGGAATACGCAGCGCTCGAAGACTCTACCGAAAAAGGCATCTTTGGCAGCGGTGGCGCAGAGCAAACCGCCGCCACCATGGAGCGCATCCGCGCCGAGATCAAAAGCACTGAGTCCACCATGGCGGGCATGGGGCCTGCGGCCACTGCCAGCGTGCAAAAAATCATCGACGGTTTTGACCCGCTGGGCGCCAAGCTGCGCAACTTGAAAGCTGAACTCCAGTCCCTGGAAGACTCCAATCAAAAAGGTATCTTTGGCAGCGGTGGCGCAGAGCAAACCGCCGCCACCATGGAGCGCATCCGCACCGAGATCAAAAGCACCGAGTCCACCATGGCGGGCATGGGGCCAGCGGCCACTGCCAGCGTGCAAAAAATCATCGACGGTTTTGACCCGCTGGGCGCCAAGCTGCGCAACTTGAAAGCTGAACTCCAGTCCCTGGAAGACTCCAATCAAAAAGGCATCTTTGGCAGCGGTGGCGCAGAGCAAACCGCCGCCACCATGGAGCGCATCCGCACCGAGATCAAAAGCACCGAGTCCACCATGGCGGGCATGGGGCCAGCGGCCACCGCCAGCGTGCAAAAAATCATTGACGGCATGGACCCCTTAGGCGCCCGCTTACGCGCTTTGCGTGTGCAGTACGACGCGCTTGCACAGTCCATGCAAAAAGGCCTTTATGGCCCAAGTGGCAAAGACGCATCGCAAGCCGCATTGGTATCGCTACGCGACCAAATGGCGCAAGTTTCTGCTGAAATTGCCAATGGCAAAGCACAAATAAAAACATTTGGTGAAGTAGGCGCCAAGTCGGCCAAAGAACTAGAGTGGGCGCTGCGCGGTGTGCCTATGCAGTTTACCGACATCTTCACCAGCCTAGCCGCTGGCCAAAGCCCCATGATGGTGTTCTTGCAGCAAGGTGGCCAGCTCAAGGATATGTTTGGCGGCATAGGCCCCGCTGTGCGCGCCGTGGGTGGCTATGCGTTGGGCCTGGTCAATCCCTTCACCCTGGCCGCTGCCGCCGCCGCTGCGCTGGGCTATGCCTACTACACCGGCAGCAAGCAAGCCGACATGCTGGCCAACAGCCTCATCTACACCGGCAACGCCGCAGGCAAAACCGCTGGCCAGCTCCAGGCCATGGCCCAAACCGTGGGCAAAACCAGCGGGGCAGGGCAGGGCACCGCTGCCGACGCCATTGCCGCCCTGGTGGGCACCGGCTCTATTGACGGTGGCCAAATTCAAAAACTGGCCGACAGCGCCGCGCGCTTGCAGCAAGTGGCCGGTACCGCCGTGGCCGACACCGTCAAACAGTTTGCCGACCTGGGCAAAGACCCGGTGGCCGCCAGCATTCGCTTAAACGAGCAGGCCCACTACCTCACGGCAAGTATTTTTGAGCAGATCAAAGCCTTTCAGGACAATGGCCAAACCGCCAAGGCAGCGGCCCTGGCGCAAAACGCTTGGGCGGATGCCATCAACGAGCGCACCGCAGAGGTCACCAAAAACCTGGGCTACTTGGAAAGCGGGTGGAATGCAGTTGCCAAAGCCGGTAAAGACGCATGGCAAGCCATGCTCAACGTGGGCGCCACCGAAACGCCAGAAATGCAGCTGCAAAGCGTGGAAAAAACCATTGCCCGTATCCAGGCCCAACTGGCGCAAAAAGGTGGGCAAAAAGGCTCTTGGCTTGCGCAACTTGAAGTGCAAGAAACGCTCAAAGCCAGTTTGGTCGAGACCATCAAGCTCTCGCAAAAGTCGGTCGAGATCGACCAGACCAAAGCCAAACTCTCAGAAGCCACCATCAAGTGGGTACAAAGCGGCGAACAGTTTGCAAACAATGAAGCAAAACGTAAAAAAGAAATAGCAGCTGCTCAGCAAGAGGGTTTAGCTGCAGGCATAAAACAGGAAGAAATTGAGAAGCGTATTGCCCAGATCCGCGAAAAGTACAAAGACCCCGTGCGCCCCGGCGCCACGCTCTTGGCCGAACTTACCACCCAGTACCAGCAGCTCATAGGCACTGGCACCGAGGTGGAGAAGGTCACCCTCAAAATGGACGCGGCCAAAGGCCAGTACAACGCCACCGAGCGCCTGGCCATTGTGGTGCAGGCCAACGAAATAGACCTGCTCAAAAAAGAAGCCGACCTGCGCACCGCGCAAATCAAAAACTACGCCGATCTAGCCACCACCTTTGACGCCGCCAACGACGCTTATGCGGGCAGCCTGCAAACCCTGCTGCAGTCCACCAACGCCCAAGAGTTTGAGGCCCAAATGCTGGGCAAAACCGCAGACCAAGTGGCCCGCCTGCGCTCTGAGCGCGAGCAACTCGCCGCCGTGGCCGCCGCCGCTGCCAACGCCAAAAGCCCCGCAGACTTTGCCGCCATAGACGCCCTGGCCGCCCGGCGCAAAGCCGCCAACGACCAAATTTTTGCCGACGCCGCCGACCAAAAAACCAACCCCATCCGTGGCGTAAACGACGCCGTCAAAGAATACACCGACAACATCAAAAACTACGGCCTAGCCGCCAAAGACGCCATGGCCAGCGTCTTCAAAACGCTAGAAGACAGCATTGTCACCAGCGCCAAAACCGGCAAGATCGAGCTGGCCAACATCCGCGACCTGTTGATCGACATTGCCCTACGCAAAGCCGCCGCCAGCGTGGTGGCAAACATAAGCGGTGGCCTGGGCAGCCTTGCCACAGCCGTTTTCAGCGCCAACGGCAACGCCTTCACCAGCAGCGGCGTGCAGGCCTTTGCCAACGGCGGCACCTTCAGCGGCAAAGTGGTCAACAGCCCTACCGCCTTTGCCTTTGCCAAAGGTGGTGGCTTCGGCTTGGGGGTAATGGGCGAGGCCGGGCCAGAGGCCGTTATGCCCCTCACCCGCGGCCCCGGCGGCAAGCTGGGCGTGCAGGCCAGCGGCGCAGCCAATGGCCCGTCCACTGTCATTTATCAGTACAACACCATCGGCGACGTGGCCAGCATGGCCAAAGTGGAGCGCATGCTTTCTGCCAATAACCGCCAGCTCACGGCTGGCCTGGCCCGCCAGCAGCGCTACGCTTAAGACAGCACACCCATGGCCATCATCACCCTGCCCAGCCCCTTCGATGTGTCGCGGTGCAGCTTTAAGCTCAACACCAATCAGCGCGTGCACGCCAGCAGCCTGTCGCTCAGCGAGCAAGCCGTTGATATGCTGTCCGAGCGCTGGACGGTCAGCCTAGACCTGGCCGTCAACACCCACGCCCGTGCCGCGCAGGCCGAGGCTTTTATTGCCAGCATGCGCGGCCAGACCAACATCGTGGCCCTGTACCACGTTGCCCGCCCGCAGCCGCGCGGCACCATTGCCGGGGCCAAAACCCTGGCCGCAGCCGCCGCCCAGGGCGCGGCCAGCGTGGCCATCACCGCCACCGGCACATTGCTTGCGGGCGATATGTTCAACGTCGCCACCCCGGCCGGCGGCGTGCTGCTGCTCATTGCCGCCGCAGACTGCGCATCCGTGGGCGGCGTCATCACCGTGCCCATGGGCAACCGCCTGCGCGTGGCACTGGCCAGTGGCGCCGCAGTCACCACCAGCCAGCCCACAGCCCTGTTTCGGCTGCTGTCTGCGGGCGACGTGTCCTATGTGCGCGGCACCGCCGAAGGCACCACGCTTGAGTTCGGGGAGTACATCCCCCCATGAAAATCTACTCCCCCGCCTTCCTAGCCGCCGCCGCCAGCGGCCAAGTCGCCATCGCCGAATTGCTTGCTTTAGAGTTTCCGGGCAGCCCGGTGTATCTGAACAGCAGCAACTGGCACATCCCATTTGGTGGCAAAACCTACCAGGGCGCCGCAGGCCTGGGCACCATCAGCCCGGTCGCGGACCAGCCCGGCCAAGTGGTGGGGCTTAGCCTGTCTATGTCCGCCACCAGCCCGGCCACGCTCAGTTTGGCGATGGACGGCGCGGGCACCGTCAAGGGCACGCCCTGCACTTTGCGTATTGCCGTGTTTGCCGTGGCCGAAGACGGATCACTGGTGCTTGCCGACGCGCCGCTTTTGTGGGCTGGCGCGCTAGACACCATGTCCCTCAGCCTAGACGGCACTACCCGCACCGTGTCCGTCACCGCAGAAAGCACGGCCATACGCCTCATGCGCAGTATTCCCTGGCTTTACAGCGATGCAGATCAACGCCTCGTCAACGCATTAGACGGGTCTTTCAGCTTCTTGGCCGACCAAATTGGCAAGCCCATCGTGTGGCCCAACCGCAACTGGTTCCGCAATAACCAATAACACACCGCACCGCGCCCGCCATGCCAGACACCACCACCACCGCCACCAGCCCCGTGCGCTTGCGCGACTGGCAGCTCCGTTATCAGGCTTTCATCACCGAACGCTTTGCCACGCCTTTTGCGTGGGGCACGCAAGACTGCTGCACCTTCGCGGCTGATTGCGTGCTTGCCATCACCGGCGTGGACGTAGCCCACCCAGACCTGCGCCTGCACCGCACCCAGGCCCAGGCCGCTGCCACGCTGGCGCGCATGGGCGGCGTCAAGCGCATTGCCACCGCCGCCCTGGGTCCGCACCGTGGCGCCCAGTTTGCCAGCGTGGGCGACGTGGTCATGGTCACCATGCCAGACCCCAGCGGCACCCCGCAAAAAGCCCTGGCCGTGTGCAACGGCGCCAATGCCTGGGTGCCCAGCAGCCTGGGCCTGGTGCCCGTGTCGCTGCGCGACGCTATTTGCTGCTGGAGGGTTGGCTAAATGGCAGAAGCAGTAGGCGCATACATGTTTGATCTGGCGGCAGCCGAGGTAATTAGCTGGAACACCGCCGCTGCGATTAGCAGCTTTGTAACCGCTTATGGGGCCTATGTGGTACTGGCCTCTACCATGGCCTACAGCGCAAGCGAGCAGCGGCGCATGCAAGCCCAGGCCAAAGAGGCCGCCGCCAACGCCGCGCGCGACCGCACCATCACCGTCAACGGCGCCATCGTGCCGCGCGACCTGGTGCTTGGCCGCGCCCGCACGGGCGGATCCAATTTTTACTACGCCACCACGGGCACCGACAGCAGCACCCTCTACATCGCCCAAACCCTGGCCGGGCACGAGATTGATGCTGTAGAGCAAATTTTTGTGAACGACGAGCCCGTCACCCTCAACAGTGAAGGCTTTGTCACCACCGCCCCCTACAGCCTGCCCAGCAACGCCACCGGCAGCGCCCAGGCAGACAGTGCAGGCCTGCTAACCCTGCCCAGCGGCTACGTGGTGGGCACTGCGTATGCCAGCATCGTCACCGGCTACACCAGCGACCGCCGGGGCGACCGCGCGGTCACCCAGTCGGTGGCAGTCACCGTCACCGGCAACGGCAGCACCGCCACCCCCTATGTGGCCACCACCACGCCTGGCGCCACGGTCAGCTACAACTACACCAACTACACCACCGGCAGCCTGCGCTTTGCGGTGCACCTGGGCGCCGCTGGGCAGGTGGTAGACCCCTGGCTGCATGCTGCTTTTCCAGCGGCGTGGCTGTCCACTTTTGTGGTCGAGGGCGTGGCCTACATGGTGGCCCGGCTCAACTACGACACCAACGCCTTCCCAAGCAGCGTGCCCAGCATCAGCGCGCTGGTGCGGGGGGCTTTGTTGGATGACCCCAGGGGCACCACGCCCGCAGTGCCGGGCGATGAATATTTTGATGATGTGGGCTTGCTGCTACAGCCCACGCAATCTAGCTGGGCAAGCGGGCTTATTGACAAATCATCTTTCAGCCATGCAATTGCAGCCACCAGCGGCGTCACGTTTGTAGCCCAGGGCGGGCCATTTAATAACCCGTATCTGCATTTTTCAGGCGCGGCATCAAGTTCGTTTATTGAATACTCTGCGGCTGCTGAATTTGATTCTGATGTAAACGATTGGAGCATTGAATTTTGGCTGCGCGTAAGTGCGTTATCTAATGATGATGTATATATTGTTTCACGTTCAATTAATTCAAACGTACCTGCATATATTTCTGTTTTATATAGACCAAATAAAAAAGTAGCTGCTTATTTTTCTACTGGTGCAGGTGTTAATTTATGTACATCATCTAGCACAATAGAATTAAATACGTGGACATATATTGCATTTAAAAAAGTTGGCAATCAACAAACTTTATACATTGGTAGCACATCCGAATCAAGTGCTGCCATTGATATGGGCGCCCAAATGCCAAGCAATTCACAGTCTTTGGTTTTTGGTAAATCAATCAATGGGCAATATTTTGAAGGAGATATATGTGATCTGCGTATTACAAAAAATGTAAACCGCAAAATCACATTACCTATTGCGCCATTCCTAGACAGCCTCTACATCCCCGCCACCAACGCCCACGCCTGGAGCGAAAACCCGGCTTTAATGATGCGCCACGTCTACAGCCACCCCCGCCTGGGCGGCGCCACCATCACAGAAGACGAAGACGCCCGCGTTATTGCCGCTGCCAACGCCTGCGACACCACCACGGTTTACACCGTAGACGGCGTGCCCCAGCCCGCGCGGCCTCTGTTTACCGCCGGTGGTGTGTGGCGCTTTGACGGCGGCGCGCCCAGCAACATTTTGAACGACCTGGCCCAAGCCATGGGCGGCGCCTGGGCCTTTGCAGGGGGCGAGTTTTACCTGCGCGCTGGCGTCTACAGCGCCCCGGTCATGACGCTCACCGATGCAGACCTTGCCGTCATCCAGCGCAGCGGCAGCACAGAGAGCCAAAGCCCCATAGAGGTGTCCGTGCACCGCCCCACGGCGGACATGCTCAACACCATCAAACCCATCATCTACGACAGCGCCAACGACTACAAAAAAGGCGACCTCAGCGACGTTACCAGCACCGAGCTGGTCGCCCGCGACGGCGCGGTGCTCAGCACCTCGGTAGAGATGTCCGCCGTGCAATACGCTCCGCAGGCGCAGCACATAGCGGGCATCATCTTGCGCGACGGGCGCGACCCCCTCACCATCAAAGCGCCGTTCAAAATGCGCGCCTTCCCGCTTGAGCTGCTGGTCGACAATGTGCGCCTCATACTCACCGAGCTGGGCATAGACGGCGTGTTCAACGTCCTTGGCCGCAAATACGCCCAGGGCACGGTAGAGCTTACGCTCAAAGAAACCTCGGCCCAAATCACCACCTTGGGCGCCAACTTTGTGGCCCAAGGCTACGCCACCAACAGCCACCTGCCCAAGCCGTGGGAGGTGGCCACCATTGGGCTGCTGACTATCAGCAGCGGCACAGACTGGCTGCAGGTGTCTGGCGACGGCACCATCCAAAGCTACATGCACGTCACTTGGCCCACGGTGACAGACATTGCAGTGCTGCAAGGCGGCAGCATAGAGCTGCAATACCGCCTGGGCACCGCAGCAGAGTGGACCTCGCTCACCATCCCCGGCGACAGTGCGGACGCCCTCATCGGCCCGGTGACCGACGGCAACCTCTACCTGCTGCGCGCGCGCCTGTGCACCTCCATTTACAAGGGCGACTGGGGCCAACTCGCCGCCCACACCGTAGTGGGCAAAACCGAGCCGCCCCCAGCCTTTGACACTTTTTTAATCAAAGCCCAGCCGGACGGTACCCGGCAATACAACTTTGCCTACGGCACCACAGCCACCCCGCCGGACTGGATGGGCGCCGAAATCCGCTACATCGCGGGCACCGTGTCCAGCCCAAACTGGACCAGCATGACGCCCCTGCAAGACGGCACCAGCTACTACACCAACAGCCCGGTAGAGATCAACGCCCCGCAGGCGGGCACCTACACCTTTGCCTGCAAAAGCCTCGACACCACAGGCAATGAGAGCGCAGCCATCGTGCGCACCCTCACCCTGCCAGACCGTCGTTTGGCCAATGTGTTTGACTGGTACGACGAGTCCGCCGAAGGCTGGCCCGGCACCCGCACCGGCTGCACCGTGGTGGGCACCGCGCTGGAGGCCACAGACACCACCACCTGGGCCACCCTGCCCGCCACCTGGGCGCAGTGGACGCGGTGGAACATCAACCCCGCAAGCCCCATCAGCTACACCGCGCCAGAGCGCGACCTAGGCATCGTCATTACCGCCACTTTTGACGCCACGCTGGTCGTGTCCGGCAGCTACACCCAGCAGCTACGCACCAGCCTTGACGGCGCCACCTGGAGCGAGTGGGGCGCCACCGACGCCGCGTTTACCGCCCGCTATGTGC